GAGGAGTAAAAGAATTGCTATTAAATAATAGATCAACTATTGTAAATATTATGAACCAAGCTTTAAATGCGAAAGGAAAATCTAGTTTAGTATAATGAGTGGTACATTTCCTTCAACACCTACAACAAAAGCAGTTTCAATAAGTTCACAACAAAATACTATTGTTTCAACAACTGTATCTGGCAGACGACAAGCAAGACAAATTGACGGACAAAGATTTAAACTAACATTATCATTTCCAATTATGACTAGATCAGAATTTGCACCTATTCTAGCTTTCATAATGAAGCAAAGATCACAATTAGAATCATTCCAATATACACCAGCTACAATGGCTTCATCTAATGGAGTTGCTTCAGGAGTTATTAGAGTTAATGGTGCTATTAGTGCAGGAGTTACTTCAGTTGCAATAGATGGAATGGCAAATAGTACATCAGGAATATTTAAAGCAGGAGATTTTTTTAGATTTACAGGACAAAACAAAGTTTATATGTGCGTTGCAGATGTATCTTCTAATGGTTCTGGTCAAGGTACATTAACATTTGAACCACCATTAAGAACTGGTGTTGCAGATAACGCAATACTTATTTATTCTAGTGTAGATTTTACTGTTGGTCTTACAAATGATGTTCAAGAATTTAGAGTAGGCACAGAAAACTATTTTCAATACGAAGTTGATCTTATAGAGGTATTGTAATGCCTAGATCACTCAATGCTTCTTTAATAACAGAATTAGCAACTAATAAACTTAATCCAGTAGAACTTGTTTATCTAGGAGTAAGTTCAGGAAGTTATTATACAGATCACTATAAGAATATTACATTTGATGGAAACACTTATAACACTTCATCTTTATTTTTAGGAAGTTCAGAATCAGCAGAATCTTCTGAAGTTTCAGTAAGTAACTTAGTAGTAAAATTCGGTGGTGCAGATCAAACTATTATCTCATTATTTTTAAACAATGATTACATGGATAAGAGAGCATGGGTATATAGAGGTTTCTTAGATGAGAACCAAGCACTAGTTAATTATCCATTTCTTTTATTTGATGGAAGAATTGAAAACCTAAGTATTGAAGAAGATGATACAAATTCAGTAGTAAGTATTTCTATTGCTTCACATTGGGCAGATTTTGATAAGGTTAAAGGAAGAAAAACTAACACAAACTCTCAAGCATTACATTTCCCAACTGATGTCGGATTTGATTATGCTTCACAAACAGCAAAGGATATTAAATGGGGCAAGGCATAACTGATTTATATAAAATTATACATCTGTATAGGCAGTTCCCAAGATACGATAAAATGAAATATCAAGATTTAGTAAATGCAATATTGCCTTCTTTTAATTTAGAACAATATCAACTGCACCAAGTTAATGGAGAAGTTGTAGGTTTTACTAACTGGGCATATTTAAGTGATGAAGTAGAAAAAAGATTTATGACAACTGGGAAACTAAAAGCTAACGAATGGAAATCAGGAAACAATATTTGGCATATTGAAACAGTTGCTAAAAGTAATTTAAGAGAGATTATGTCTTGGACTAAACAATATTTTAGAAATTTATTAGAAGTAGATCAACCTTTAAAATGGTTAAGGATAGCTGATGACTCAACTATCTACAGACGATCTATGAAATTTAAAAGGGAGTTTCATATCTAATGGGTTTTGATCCAATCACAACAGCGATAGTACAATTAGTTGTAACTACAGCTATATCTTGGGTACTTGCACCTAAACCTAAAAAACCAAATGTACCTGAGCAACAACAAGCACAAGGTATCTTAGTTAATAAAGCATCTAACAATACTGCAATACCAATTATCTACGGAAAAAGACAAATAGGTATATCAAGAGTATTTGTAGAATCATCAGGAACAGATAACCAATATCTTTATATGGCAGGAGTGCTTTGTGAAGGTGGTGGTAACGGAATTGAATCAATAGAAGAAATTTATATTAATGATAAACTAGTAACTTGGTCAGGTTCATTAACAGATGGCACAGTTAGAACAGTAAATAGTTCAGATACTAATTATTATAAAGATGGTGCTAGTTTAATATCAGTTCAATCTTTTTATGGTTTAGATAATCAATCAGTTTCTTCTTTACTTGACGAAAGTACAAATTGGGGAAGTAATCATAAATTATCTGGTGTTGCTTATCTTGCTTTTAAATTTACTTGGAATCAAGATGCTTTTAATTCTTTACCTGAAGTAAAAGTAGTTCTTAAAGGTAAAAAGATTTACGACCCAAGATTAGATTCTACTAAAGGTGGAACAGGTTCTCATAGAGAAGATACTGCTTCTACTTGGACTTATTCTCCCAATTCAGCTTTATGCTTATTAGATTATTTAAGAAATAGTAGATATGGAAAAGGTTTACCTAATTCTGCATTTGAAACTAATTACGATTCATTTAAAAGTTCTGCAACATTATGCGAAACTCAAGTAACACCTTATACAAGTGGTTCTAATATAAATCTATTTGAAACTAATATAGTTTTAGATACTGAACAAAAATTAATAGACAATGTAAGAGAATTACTAAATCCAATGAGAGCAATATTTACCTATACACAAGGTAAATACTTTTTAATCATTGAGAATACTGGAACTTCACAACTAAGTTTAACAACAGATAATATTATTGGTGGTATTAAAATATTTGGTGAGAAAAAAAATACTAAATATAACCGAGTTATAGGTACATTTGTTAATCCTGATAAAGAGTGGCAAGAAGATACAGTATCATTCCCACCTGCTGATGATTCTGGTTTACCTGTTGGAGATAGATATGCAACTTTATTAGCAGAAGATAATGGAACTAATTTAGAAGGTAATTTTAGTTTTCAAGGAATTACAAATCCATATCAAGCTGAAGAACTTTGCGAGATTGTATTAAGAAGATCAAGAAATGCTTTAGCTGTAGAAGTTAATTGTACTTCAGAAGCACTTAATTTAACTATTGGAGACTTAGTTGATTTAACTTATTCTACTGGTGGATTCAGTTCTAAGTTATTCAGAATTTATGGTTTAAGTATAAATACAGATTCAACAGTTTCATTAAAACTTATTGAACATCAAGACAACTTCTATACTTGGAGTTCTAAAGCACAAGCACCAACAATAGCTGATACTACTTTACCAAATCCTAATAGTGTATCTGCACCAGCTTCAGTTACTTTAGATGACCAATTAATAGAATACTCAGACGGAGTTGTAATAACTTCTTTAGATGTAACGATTGGTGCTTCGCCTGATTCTTTTGTTGATTACTACCAAGTAGAATACAAATTAAGTACAGATACCGACTACATTATTCATGGACAAGGCAAAGGATTATTTCAAAGAATATTAAACGTAGTAGATGGTTCACTTTATAACGTAAGAGTAAAAGCATTTAACACACTAGGAGTATCATCTACTTACACATCTGCAACAAGAACTATTATTGGTGGATTGCTACCACCTGCTAACGTAGAAGATTTTTCTTGTAACATTATTGGACGTGATGCTCACTTGTCTTGGACACAAATACCAGATTTAGATTTAGCTTATTATGCAATTAGATTTAGTACATTAACAACTGGTGCTGAATGGCAGAACTCAGTTTCGCTTGTTGAAAAAGTTGCAAGACCTGCCACATCAGTAACCGTTCCCGCTAGGATTGGTTCTTACTTAATTAAAGCTGTAGATAAAAATGGAAACTTCTCATCTAATGAAGCTGTAATATCAACTAACATTTTAGAGATAGGAGATTTTAATGCTGTTCTAACACAAACTGAATCGCCTACATTCTCAGGAACTAAAACTAATGTCTATGTTGATAGTGGTGCTTTAAGATTAGATTCTACTGAAGCATTTGATTCTGCTGTTGGATTATTTGATTCTCCTACAACTTTTTTTGATGCTGGTGTAACTACTTACGATTTATCTCCTACTGGTTCTTATGAATTTACTTCTCCTATTGACATAGGTGGAAGTTACACAGTTCGTGTAACTGCTTCTCTTACACAAACTGTTGATAATATAGATAATCTTTTTGATTCTGCTTTAGGATTATTTGATGATGGTGCTTCTAACTTTGATGGAGATTCTCCTGCTAACTGTAATGCTCATTTAGAAATTGCTACATCTTCTGACAATGTAACTTATACTGCATTTAGAAATTTTGTAGTTGGCGATTACACAGCTAGATATTTTAAATTTAGATTAATGATGAGATCAGATGACTTGGCTTCTACTCCTGTTGTATCTGCTTTAAGTGTAACGATTGATGTTGAAGATACCATTCAAAATGGAAATGATTTAACAAGTGGAACTGGAACTTATACTGTTACCTTTACAAGACCATTCTATTCTGTTAATTATGCTATCGGTATTACTAATCAAGGAATGGCTACTGGCGATTTTTATACTTTAAACAATAAGACAATATCAGGATTTGATATTGCTTTTAAAAATAGTAGTAATACTGGAGTAAGTAGAACTTTTGATTATATTGCAAAAGGATTTTAAATAAGATATTAGATAGATTATGGCACAAAACGATTTAGTAATAGCAAATCAATCATTCCCAAGTTTTAGATCAGATCTTAATTCTGCATTAGCGGCAATACAAACAACTCATTCAGGAACATCTTTACCAACTGGTGCTGTAGCTGGACAAATTTGGCTTGATACGACTTCTGCTACTTCACCTACTTTAAAAATTTATGATGGTACAGATTCTATTTCTCTTGCGATAATTGATTATACAACTAACACAGTTAATTGGTTAGATAGTTCTCTCTCTTATAATTCAACTGCTACTTCTGCTGGAACACTTGTATTAACAGTATCAAGTTCTTATAAACAATATTTTACTGGAACAACTACTCACACAGTTACTTTACCAGTTGCAAGTACATTAACAGTTGGACAAACTTT